ATTGAATTTCAGAACGCAGTCCAGCAGTTGACTGCACTGCTCCAATACGACCGGCCAAGTCATCAAGTCCAGCATCTCGAAGCCCCCTGGCCGCACGCTGCTGAGCAGCCTCTGCATTCATGTAGGACCTTGCCAGGCGATCTGCAAATTGGATTTGAGCCTGCAGGCCTCGTGCGCTCTCTCGATCCTGAAAAGCCTGCCCCCGCCTTTCCTGAGCCTCGGCGAGATCGGCTTCAGCCCCCGCCATTTGACGGAGCTGGTAGGTCATCCTGGCGTCAACTGCCGCCCTCCTGCGTTCGAGCTGAGTTTGCTGCTCGGTTAATCTGCTGATTCGCCCAACAACTAACGAATGGCGAAATGAGGCTCTTTGGAGTTCTTCAGAGCCTGCGGCTGCATTCCTTACGGCATTTCCATAAATCTGAGACTGCCTTCTATTTACCTCTAGACTCCTACTATTTCTTTGCAGCGCCCTATCAAGAGTGCCAGCCTCTCTTGACACTGCCTGAAAGTTATTTCTCAGTGGAGTGAGGTGGGCTGCCGCCTGCTCTACTTGACGGTCAATTCCTTGAAGACTTCTTGTAAGTCTTTCAACAGATTGCTGCGCTCTTCCCGGTTGTAACTCAAGCGGCCTGCTATTGATTCTTCCAATCGCAGCAGCAAGTTGATCGGTGCTACGAATTACTCTGTCAACCTCGGTCTGGCCATTGACGATAAGATCAATAATCGCCTGATAGCTAGCCATGCCTCGACAGTTCCTCGTGCTAACAGTCTAGGCATGAAAAAGCCGCTGGCCCCGGTCAGGCTAGCGGCGTTTCTTGATCTTCTCCATCTCGGCTTTCTGTCTTTTGCCTTTGATAGAATAATACAACTGCCACAAAATTAGCTCTTCTTCTGTTACGGCATCTTTGAGCTGAGAAAGAGTCATCTTAAGTTCTTCTGCCAGTTGCAACTGAAAGAAGAGCCTTGTGTCTTTCTCTAGCTCAGCCTCAGCTGCTTTTCAGATCCGTCTCAACCTCCCCTTCTTCGTCAGGGCGGAGAACTTTCAAGATCATCTGCTGAAGAATTTCATCCTCAACTTCCTGTTTGAGAATTGCAGCATCGCCGGGGCGGAAAAGAGGCTGCCCATTCTCATCCTTGGCTTTCAGAATCAGAAGTTGCAGGGCGTAGTCGTTAGTGCTATCAGATTTAGCATTTTTCTGAGCCTTCTCCCGTTCGGCTGTCGTCAAAGGCGTGACATAAAACTCCAGCTCGTCACCACTTGCAAGCAGTACGGACTGCTTGATGGGCTCAAAGTTTGCCGCTTTGCGCAGGCGGTCAATGGCCCGCATGGAGCCGGTAGAGGGACTGGTCGGAGTGGCGGCCATGAATTAATCGGGGCAACTTTCCCTAAAAGTCTACCTCAGGGAAGAAAAGAACTCAAGTCGAGCAAGCGGAAATGCCGACAGATCGATCACCCAATTGCAACAAACTTCAGAAATTCTACAGTTATTGGTACGGCAGCCGTTTGGTTTTGCACTATGAAAAACAGTCGATCATCTGTATTGAGCTGGCAAATGGTTTGAATAGCAGCAGTCCTTGGCTGATTAGAGGATGAACCAGAGTTGCAGTAGATTTCAGATTCAGAGATCCTGTCGGCATTCGGGTCCAAGGGAGAGGAAATGTCCTGATTCCTCCCAATATAAAAACCGCAAACATTTTGAGAGCCATCCCTAAAGCTAAAAGTTGCAATTACATGAAAGAGGCCCCCTGGTCCCAAGTATCTCAAAGAATTGGTGCCAGTGTCCTTGGCGAAGTTTAGCAAGGTCCCAGTCTGCATTGTTCCATTAACAACCGCTCTTGCATTGACAGAGGGAATCCCAGTAGGGGTTGTGTTGTTTTTGAGATACATTACCCCAACTTCTTTTGTAGGAGCAGGGCTTGGAGGGCCGGCAATCCCAGGAACACGCAGAATAATCTTCGGCTGCCCTATTGCGCTTTCAATGCTTGCAGATTGAGTCATGGTGACGTATAGCCCTCAGAAACAAAGGCAAGGCCTTCCACTAAATAATAGGGGGTCGAGAGTGAGTCAACAAGCAACATGTCATAAAAGCATTCACACGGAAGATTGATAGAATCAGCCGCTGCCAGCATCCAGTAAAACTTTCCAAGCGAGCGATTAATGTATTCAATTGAAAAATCAGCATACTTAGTATCTCTGTCTTTATCCCAAATCTGAGAATAAACACTTGCCCCAGTCAAGTCAATAGGATTATCAGCTTCATCAAGAAGCTCAACATAATACCTCCATGCCGCTCTTCGCTGAAGGGAAATATTCCACTTTGCAGGCTGAATCGCCATCTTCTTTTACTGCCTACGATCAGGCTAGCCAGAAAGAATCTCAAGACAATGGGTTCAATGTGAACCGTGCCAGCGATTAGCCCAGTCAAGCCTTTGCGCAGCCAGATGGTTTAGTGGATTCTGCGCAAAGGCGGCACTGCGGTAGGCACCGATCATCAATGCTGCCCAGGCTTGGACTTCTTGCCGGGCGCTGCTGGCGGCTGGGGGCGATCCTCGACCACCTCGGGGATGATCGGGCGGCCTGCGTGATCGGGCCGCTTGCTGAGGCGCTCGGCGGCCTGCTGGCGGAGGGCGGGGAACTTCTGAGCAGCACGCAGATATGGATTGGTCATTGATTCATGGCCTCCAGGGTGGCGTCATCGGGGGCCTGGGTGGGGCCGCCGAGAAACACGCGGGCCGGAGAGTTCACCACCACCAGATACTGGTCCCATGCCTCAGGGGCTAGGCCGATGGTGTTCACATGCCAGCCGGAGAGCGCAACGGGCGGGGTGATCACCTCGCCATCGGGGCCGTATTCGCCGCCTTCGTGGATGGTGCCGACCTCATCGAGGCTGTGGGTGTGACTGGCGGTGATCAGCTCGCCGTCATCGGTGATCAGGCCCTCGGCGGCGGCGAGGGTGCGGAATTGGTTGCGGGTGGGGAAGCGGTAGCAATAGAAGCTCATCGGGATAGCTCCTGAAGGATGCTATTAGGCGGGCGGCGGGGCCAGTAATCGAGGCGGGCGATGGGGCCGTTGAGCCAGCCGCTGGCCGAATTGACGTAAGCGCCAATATCCATTCGTGAATAGGCGCCTAGGCTTGCAGCCGCAAAGGAGGATGGCGATGCCCCGTTGTACGAAACCGCGCAATTATTTGAATACGCTGCCGCTGCTCGCCGAACTAAAGTGTTTACCAAAGGATAGACATCACCTTGAAGAGTGCCTGAGGACACGATGGCATAATTTCCGTTTGCGGGGAAATCAAAGCCAAGCTGTAGCCTTGTCGTTGCAACCCCTGTTGACATTGCCAGGAACCATGCAGATGCGGTGTGGTTTAGGTCACTCCTGCGGCCATCTACATAGATCGTCCCCTCATCCTGCCGATACCAGCTACTGAAGTTCGCCCCCGTGATTGACACCGCATCAGCGGCACGCACGACAGAGCTTCCGGCTGTTGGGATGTAGCTGGTCAGGCCGCCGACCTCTAGTTGGGCGCCCCAGACGAATAGGCCGGAAGTGCCGTCGCCGGTATAAACGTCCGCCCCGTCTCCTGTCGCCAGGCGAGCCGCATAAGTCCCTGTTCCCGCTGCGGCTGTAAACGTCATTACGCATCGGAACCAACCATTTGCGAGTGGGCTAATGAAGCCCGTAGAGGCGACTGCGGTTCCTACGGTGCCTGCCGAAAGATTGAAGTAACAGCCAAAGTTCGTTACTCCGTCAAATGCAAATAGGCGCACCCATGAACGTTCAGCAGCTTTTGCAAAAATAGATAGCGTATACGTTGTTGCAGCAAACGTAAAGACTTGGACGGCAACGTGCGTATTATTAGCGGTATTGTCTTCTACTAATTTGTCTGCCGTAATCGCTCCGCTGGGGGACGCGGCGGCATTGGCCGTAATTGAAGCCCTAGCTTTTACCCACGTTGCATCATTAAACTCTTCACTTCTAGGTGTCAGATTCGCCTTCTGCTCCTCCGGCAGGAACCCCAAGCACTCCAGCGTCACCGGGTCGTGGGTGATCCTGGGTGCGCTGTTGATGCTTGCACCAGTGGGGACGTATTCGCCCATGGTGGCGGATTGCTCTAGTTGGGCGCCCCAGACGAATAGGCCGGAGGTGTTATCACCCGCGAAACCATACAAAGGCGTGCCGCTTACATAGGAATTAGGGAGTGGGTTGATCCTGGCTCCAAAGGTTGTCTGCCCCACCTGGGTTGTCATTTGCATTGCCACGCGATACCACCCATCTGGGAAGGCCGTGATGGTCCCGGTGGCTCCGCTAGAGGATATGACTGACGCAGTAACAAGGTCAAAAGTTACATAGTTTCCCGTAGCGAACCCTTCCCTGAGTCCGAACTTTGACCATTCAGCTGCCTTGACAAAACAGCTGAGAGTGGATGTCGTATTTGCGAGACATGCGACGCTTTGCGATGCGCTCGTTGCCGTAACAACTGTGTCTCTGACGAGCTTGTCAGCCGTTAGCAAGCCCGATGGCGCTATTGCCGCATTAGGTGTAACGACATAATTACCCGTCAGCCATGTCGTTGTAAAATCTTCGGACTGCAGCAGCAGATTCGTCACCGCAGGCGCAACCCGCCCCAGCTCGTTGATGGTCGTGGCACCACTCAGCCTGGTGTGCGTGATCAAGTTCCGCCCAGAGATCACATCGACCATCGAGCGGGTTGCGGCGAACTGCAGGGACAGTGATGGCACAGCACGGGCGCGGCGCCAGAGGTCGTTGCTGACCCACCGGCCAGGCAGCAGTGCAGCACGCCTAGATGGCAGCGCCAGCGTCACAGACCAGTCTCCATTGCCGCCACACGCACCGAGATCGTGCTGGCCGATGCCGGTGTGTATGCCCCTCGCGTTTCAAGCTCGGCGTAGAGCGTCGTGCTGGCCGATGCCAGTTTGATCAACCGACCGGGGTAGTCCGCCTGGGCATATAGGCTGCTGCCAAAATCCAGCGGCGCAGGGATGTCAACATAGCCCATGTAGCTTGCGCGTTCACCACTCACCAGATCAAAGGCGGCGTTATCTGCAATAGCAGTCGGACTTGACTGGTAGAAATGCAACCGGAATGCTCCCATGCTGCTGATTACCGCTGCATCGCTGAACACCAGCGATACGCTCTGAATCAGCACAGAGCCGCCACTGGGCCCGATGCTGGGCAGGGTCAGAATGGCGCTGCCGCCGGTGTCACCCACCACGTCACCAGCGGCATACGCAGTGGTGTTGCTCGGGCGAGTGATCGTCACCGCAGCGTGGTAAGTCTTTCCGTCAACAGTCAGGCTGCTGCCAGCATCACTAACAGGAATTGGATTGCCAGTATCATTCGCAATCTCAACACCAGCAGCATCCAGGCTGAGTGTTGCACCTTGAATATCAACTTTCAAAAAACCTTCATCGGTAACAGTGACCGGAAGATCATTCCCGTCAGGCCCTCTACCAATCAGAAAAGCCCCTGCAGACATGCTCACTCGGCTGCTACACAGTCAATCTAGCCAGTCCCAGGCCCAGACAAAGAAAAACCCCTCCCGGAGGAGGGGCCGCAGATCAATGCCTGAGATATTCAGGATTTCGTCAGGTCAAAAGTAGGAGCTTCGCTCGGACGGAAGTTGATCGAAATCGACTGAGCATCATCGGGGTTGACGTTCAGACTTGCAGAAGTCAAAACGATCTTGCTCTCAATCGAACGACTCAGCGAGTCGCTAAGAGTGCCACCAGAGAACACCTGATCGATATACAGCTTCACCGCAGCACCAGTTTGACGACGCTGAATTACATCCTCAATCATGCGGTTGGCGATGGACTCCTCTTCGTCGGTGGTATAGATAGTGGCCGTGCCACTACCATCTGCAAAGCCAGTGACGTACTTACGGAACGGTGCATACTGCCCGGTGCCCTGACCAATGGTGGTCACGTCGATCTCGGAGCGAGTGATCTCAAAACTCCAATCACGAACCTGCCCAACAACACTGAAGCCCTTGTAGACAATCTTCGCCTTGGCCGCCCCAAAACCAGAAGGTTGAGCAGTCGCAGTTGCAGCAGTGCCACCAGCGGTGGTGCTAATCGTCATCACGCCCGTAGTGGGATCGTAGGTTTTGACGAAATAGTCGCCAGCAGCAATTGCGTTGGTAGTGGTCGAACCCACCGGATAGCTAAGAGTGATGGGATCATTCACTCGAAAACCAAGAAAGACGCCAACGGTGATGTTGGAGCCGGTGGCGGGAAAGGCGGTGGCGAGAAGACAGGCTTCAGTGTTGGCGGGCTTGTAGTAAAAAGCCCCGGAAGTGCCGGTAAGCACCGTAGTGTCGCAAGTCATGATTGCTTTACACAGAACAGCAGTACGGGCACTGCCCGGTTACATTCAGAATAGCCGTGGCCGATCACTCAGAGCAGGGCACCATAGCCTGCCAACCAGCAGAGATCTTGCCCATAAAGTGAGGCGAATAGGATGAAAGAGATGGCTCAATTGATTCCGCTCTCTCCCTAATAAAGTCAGGCCCAGTAATTGGCCCAGTCCTTACAAACACTTGATCGACATTCTTTTTTGTCGCCCCAAGCTGAGTAATGACTTTTGCTGCAATGCCAATAAGCTCCTGGCATCTCGCAGGCCCACCCCCAAGAGGAGCGAAACAGCGAACAATAAGAGCCCCTCTCGCGTTTTTCACCGTTTGAGATATGCCTGACTCGTTCATCAACCCAAAAGTAAGATTGATGCGAACATACTCCTTCGGAGGGTCAGGCGGAACAGCAGTGATATTGTCAAAATAGACCGGCACAGGTGGAACCTGAGAATTAAAAGCAGTCAACAGAGGCGCTTCAATAGCGGCTCTGATACGCTGGTATTCGGTTAAGCCATTAAGTATTTGATCTGGCATGACCGTCACGGAGAAAACATATCTACATCGCTAAAGGCAAATGAGACGCCATCGGCAAGATCTTTTTGCAAGGGCCCGCCCTTGGCGTAGTTATCGAGCCAATCCTGTTCAGCCGTCCTGGCGGCAGGAGCATCCCGCAACTGACCATTGAAAGAATCTCCAATCTCATGACGAAAGCTTGGATTATCTCTGGCTGTGCCAAGCTCTAAAGCTTTTTCCTTTATGGGTGCATTATTTGGGCGGACAAACTTTCCCCTTTTACCATCAACGGCCTTTTCTGCGTGATCAGATACGTTGACAATATTAAATCTTGATACGCCATTTGCCAGGTAGCGCTCAATGCGCCTAACCGGCGCATCGTTTTTCGTGTACTTTTTAACCCCCTCGGGGCCAGTAGATCCTCCATCGGCAATCTGTGGCCTTTGTCCAGCAGGAGAAAAACCCCAGGAAGCAGCAAATTCACCGCTCCATGCAGGACCAGCCTCGGCCAGGCCATTCATGGAGCGAACTGCAACTTCCTGGATAGATCGAGCTATGAGCCTTGTAAGAATTTTTTCCTGCTCCTCTGCGTTTCTTCTCAGGTTTCTAGCCCGATAAGAAGCAACCTGCCTTGGTGTTGCGCCCCTCATTCTTCTGGGCATCAGCTCAACCTCCCAACAACTACATGCAGTATAGGATTATCCCCTCGATAGGACATAATGCCAACAATCTTTGCTGTTCTCTGCGCCCCATCTTGCAAATATCGCACAGAATCAGTAGTTCTCGGATAATACTCTCCGAGTGACGAAGCCGAGATCAGAATCTTCACATCTGTCATCTGATAAAGCCCCTGCACCTCTTCCGGCCTGAGTTGAGTCGGAAGAAGCTTGATAGGAACCTCCGAGTCACACCCCATTACCGTCCCGGTATATGGGTCATACTGCTGATTCTGAGATGACTTAATATAAGTGCCAGAAATTCCCCACTGAGCAATCAGCGGCCCCGGAATCTTCCCAAATACGCGATCAGCAA